AAACAGAAGAGACAGTGAGAAAACAGCAGGTGGCATTACGGTTGGGGAGTATGGAGACCCTGTTACTTATCATTTTAACAAATATCACCCAGGTGGTATTAATATGCGTAATGAGTGGGTAGACATTCCCGCGTATGGTAAAGAGTCGGGGCGTGTAAATGTTATTCACTTAGCAGAGAGAACACGACCAGGGCAAAGAAGGGGAGTACCTATATTGGCTCCTGTGATGGAATCGTTAAAAGTTTTGCAAGAGTACACAACAGCAGAACTTGAAGCGGCACTTGTTTCTGGGTTATTTACCACATTTGTAAAAACAGAGAGTGGAGAATTACCAGACCCTATCGGTGGAGATACTGAAGGGCAGGAAGAGTCTCGAACTATGGAACTCTCTCCAGGTCTCATCGTAGGTTTAAAAGAGGGTGAGTCTATAGACACAGCTAACCCAGGCAGACCTAACCAAGCCTTTGACCCGTTTGTGATGTCTATTATCAAGCAAATAGGCGCAGCACTGCAACTTCCTTTTGAAATGCTACTTAAACACTTCTCTGCAAGTTATTCAGCTTCACGTGCGGCACTTCTTGAAGCATGGAAAGCGTTTAGAACAAGACGGACATGGTTTGCTAATAACTTTTGTCAGCCTATTTATGAAGAGTGGCTTTATGAAGCTGTACTTATGGGACGTGTTATTGCTCCAGGGTTCTTAGAAAACGAGGCTATTCGCATGGCATATTGTACTGCGGCATGGAATGGACCACAACCAGGACAACTTGATCCAGTTAAAGAAACCACAGCAGCACTCATGAGAATGGAGAGTTATTTAAGCACAGGCACAAAAGAAGCGGCAGAGCTAAATGGTACTGACTACGAGCAAAATACAAAAATAGCAAAACGCGAAAACAAACTGCGAGAAGAAGCAGGTCCTGTGATAGTGGGTAAAAATATGCTTGATGTCGTAGCAGAACAAGAAAAAGAGACAAAAACAGAACAAATAAAAAAAGGGAAAGCTTAATGAGTAGGATTTTACACGCTATAGAAGAAACACCTTGGCTCTCTACACCATCTGCATTAAAAATGGTGATGGATATTGCTAACCGCGATGTAGAGATAGAAGCAGTCGCTGCAAAACTTGGGAGACCTTTAGATAACACTAGAACCGTAGAGATGCGTGGAAGTACAGCGATTATACCCGTCACGGGGACTATCGTTCGTTACAGTAGCTTTTTTACTGAGATATGTGGTGGCGTTTCAACAGAAGTACTTGCACGTGATCTCAATACGGCACTTAATGATGACAGTGTAAAAAATATTGTGTTTAACATAGACTCTCCAGGTGGTGAAGCTTCTGGTATAGCAGAACTTGGGGAGATGATTTATCAAGCACGCAGTAAAAAAAAGATAGTTGCTTATGTTGACGACATGGCAGCGAGTGCAGGGTATTGGATTGCATCAGCAGCAGAAGAGATACACGCTTCTAAAACTGCGATGGTTGGCTCAATCGGTGTGGTTTTCACACTTGGAGCAAAAACAGCAGATGGCATTGAGATTGTATCAAATGTAAGCCCACGCAAGAGACCTGACATATCTACTAAAGAAGGAATTTCACAAATACAGGCATGGGCAGATAAGCTCGGAGATATATTTGTAGATTCTGTGGCTTTTCATAGAGGGGTGTCAAGTGACACTGTTTTGGAAAAGTTTGGACAAGGTGATATGTTGGTCGGTCGTGAGGCGCTTGATGCAGGGATGGTTGATTCCATTACTACATTTGAAGCGTTGATCGCAAAATTAACTTAAAGGAGAAACCGATGGCGGTTTATAAAGATGAAGATATTAACGTCGCTTTGATTAACGACAAGTTTCCGAAGGTTGCTTCTGCGATCATCGCACAAGCAACAGAAGGTGCTCCTGCTTTAACAGCAGAGGCTATACAAGAGCAGTACCCAGATGTGGTTGCATCATTTGTCCAACAAGGTGTTACAACAGGCATCGCAGAGGGAAAAGTAGAAGGTGCAAAGGCAGAGGGTGAACGTGTAGCGTCCATTGAAGCAGTGGCAGTAGCAGGTTATGAAGATGTCGTAGCAGAGGCTAAAGCAGATGGTAAAAGTACAGCACAAGATGTGAAACTTGCTATTTTTGACAAGATGCAAGCAACTACAACTTCTGCAAAATCAGCAAGAGCAGCAGACGGTGCAAACTTGGCGAAAGATGCAGCAGCACTTACTACTCCAACACTTGAAGCAAATGCAGATGATGTAGCAAAAGAAGCAGCAAACGAAGAGATGGCGAAAGCTGGGAAAAAAGCAAGAGGAGAGAAATAATGGCAGAGACATATATACCTGACAACTTAGTTGCAGGAGACACACAACTTGTTACAGATTCTGTAACGATTGCATCGGGGCAGACTATCGCAAGAGGTGCTGTACTTGGAAAAATCACAACAGGTGGAAAGTTTGCACTTTCTTTAAGTGCTTCAAGTGATGGAAGCGAAACACCATACGCAGTAGCAGCACAAGATGTAGATGCAAGTGCGGCAGATGTTACAAATGTAGCAGTTTATATCAAAGGTGAGTTTAATGCTAATGCATTGACTTTAGGTGCTGGACATACAGCAGACACAGCAAAAGACGGACTACGTGCAGTTGGTATTTATATCAAATCAGCAGTAGCGAAATAGGGAGACACGATGGTAGATATTTATGAAACAAGAGCAATGCTTAGTGCAATGCGTCAAGAAGCACCTACAAACATGTTCCTTTTGGACATGTTGTTCGGAACAGTAGAAACATTCGATACAGAGCATGTAGACATTGACATCGTTAAAGGTGATGAGCGTTTGGCTCCTTTCGTCTCTCCGCGTGTTGAAGGTAAACTTATGGAAGAACAAGGGTTTTCTACACGTTCATATAAACCTGGCTATGTTAAGCCTAAGTACATCACTGGTGCTGCTGACTTGATTAAAGACAGAACAGCTGGCGAAAACATGTATGCAGGTGACGCACCAAGTAGAGCAGCGACTCGTTTGGCTAAAAACTTAACAGATGGTGAAAACCAAATCGCAAGACGTGAAGAGTGGATGGCAGCACAAGGTCTTTTAACAGGTACTGTTGATGTTGTGGGTGAAGGTGTAAACTATCAGATTGATTTTGGTATGGACCCTAACCATAAAGTAACACTTGCGGGCAATGACTTATGGTCAGATGCTACGAACTCAACACCACTTGACGACATCGCTGATTGGGCTACGCTCATCGCAGATGATGGTAACGCAAATGCGAACATTCTCATAGGTGGGAAAGATGCTATTCAAGCACTCTTTAAAAATGCAGGGGTAATGAAAGCACTAGATACAAGACGTATCAACATGGGGGAGATTAACCCTTCTCAATTGGCTCCTGGTGTTACATACTACGGAACACTCATTGCAAACGGTGTAAATGTAGATGTGTATCAATACATTGGTAGTTACAAAGATGATAATGGTGATAGACAACGTTATATCCCAGATAACAAAGTGGTACTTACTTCTACAGAAGCAGATTTCAGACGTAACTTTGGGGCTATTGCAGACCTAGAAGCTGGTCTTTTACCTATGATGGCATTCCCTAAATCTTGGGAAGATAAAGATCCATCTGCAAGACATGTACTTATTCAGTCTGCACCACTACCTGCACCACATCAGATTGATGCGATTGTAACGGCTACGGTGGCTTAAAATGAAAGTAAAAGCACTCAACAGAATTAAGCAATGTGGTGATTACCACCTTGCTGGGGAAGTGTTTGATGTCGATAAAAAAACTTTTGAGTTTTTAAAATCAGAAGGAGCAGTGGAGGAAGTGGGAGCATCTACAGATGTAACCACTGCACCTGCTATCGATGCGAAAGCACTTTATGAAAGTACAGAAGATTTTAACTCACTAAAAGTACCAGAGTTAAAAGCTATCTGTACGCTTCTTGAACTTTCAACATCGGGTAACAAAGATGCTCTTATAGAGGCTATCGAGTCTTTTGGTGATGATGTTATCAATCTTGATGAGATGGACTTACAAGCACTCCAAACACTAGCAGAAGAAGAGAATCTAACGGTTCCTGAAGATGCTACTGAAGAGAGTTTGCGTGAAATGTTGGCTGAACACTTAACAGGTGATGGAGAGTAATCATGGCAGAGAAAAAAGAAACAGAATCTAAAGAAATGGAAGTAATCGCCATTAAAGAGGTTTTATTTGGTGGTAAAAAACATACTTCCAAGACAGGTTCTTTTACTGTGCCAGAATACATCGGTAAACGTCTGAAAAAAAGCAAATCTGCCAAAGAGTATAAATAAATGACATTCAAAGAAGCACTGCAAAACGATACTAAAGTCTTTACTAACCCCGATGAATTTGGGGTGGTGGCTTGGTTTTCTCGTAGTGACTCAAATGTTAATGTTTTACTCGAC